TAGTAGCGTCTAATGCGGCATAGCCAACAGCAACATTATTGTCACCCGTAGTAATCGCAGTACCTGCTTCATCGCCTACGACAGTATTATAATTACCACCGCTTGTGATGCTGTTACCTGCGTTGACACCTGCGCGGAAGTTGCTTGTTCCTGCTGTGGCTGTTGAAAGTGTGCCGCCTGTATTGCCAATAATTATATTATCACTGCCGTCAATAGTTAATGCGGCTAGAACACCGTCATCTACACTAAATAAAATTTTGCCGCCCGAAGTACGAAGAAAATAATCACCTGAAGCAGAACCAGTTACACCGCCATTTGTAGTGTTTGAAACGCCCATTCTAAGTTTAACAGTATCAGATTGAAGCATTGTTAGATCAGGTGCGGCGGCGTTTAAACCAAGCAACGCTGAAGGGGCCGCAGTGCCAACCCCAACCCGATTATTACCACCATCAACAAACAGCATATTAGCGTTGCCGTTTGATTCAACTCTGAAATCTACGTCAGCAGAAGCCTCATTGAAAACTGCCCCACCGTCTTGAGTCAAAGCACCATCAATGTCCACGACATCAAGGTTAGTTGTGCCGTCTACGTCTAAATCACCATTAAAGTCTACGTTACCTGCGACAGCCAAGGTTGTAGCCATATCCACAGCACCATCAATGTCAACGACATCTAGGTTAGTAGTTCCATCAACGTCTATATCGCCGCTAATATCTAAAGAAGCTACTGTAGCTGTGCCTGTAAGCGTAGGAGCAGTTAATGATTTGTTTGTAAGAGTTTGTGAGCCTGTAAGAGTCGCTACTGTACTATCTATTGCAAGAGTAACTGCATTGCCTGTTGCAGAACTATCAAGACCTGTACCGCCTGATACAGTCAATGTTTCAGAATCTAAATCAATAGCAATGGTTCCGCTATCTGTTGTAATGTCTAAGTCTTCTGCGGTTATTTGAGTATCTACATAGGCTTTAATGGACTGTTGAGTCGCTAAAGCGTTGCGCTATTACCTGACATATCATCTTGGTCAAGTATGTCTGTGACCGTTACAGACCCAGTACCTGACAAGCCATCAAACTCTACGTTGCCGTTGACCGTCACTGCGGCAAAGGTTGGAGAGTCAGTAGTAGCAACGCCTTGGTTCAAAGCTTTAACGCTTGCAATAGCAGTAAGCTCTGAATCCATCAAAGCTCCTGCGGCTGTGACGTTAGCTGTGTCCGTTACGTCTGCACTGGCTTCAATAGCGTTTAGTTTGCTGTGGTCTGCATCTGTAAAGACATTAGAGTCAGAAGCGGCTTCAACGGCTGTACGAATCTCTGCATTTGTTTGATCTGCGGTTGCAGAGGCTTCAATGCCATCAAGTTTAGTACCATCTGTAGCTACATCACGCCCATCGACTGTGCCGCCTACCACAATATTACTTGCAACAGTCAGTGTAGAAGCCATGTCTACAGCACCATCAATATCTACAACATCTAGGTTAGTAGTACCATCTACATCAATGTCTCCAGAAATATCAAGGCTTGCAAAGACTGAAGTGCCTGTAGCTGTCATTATGCCTGTTGCTGTAATAGCTGTACCTGTAATAGCCGCCGCACTAGAGCCTCCAATTACAGTACCATCTATTGTACCGCCATCAATGTCTGGAGTATTTACGTCTGGAGATGTTAAAGTCTTGTTAGTAAAAGTTTGTGAGCCTGTAAGAGTAGCTACAGTAGAATCTATTGCGAGTGTTACGCCATTGCCGCTTGCAGTAGAATCAATACCAGTACCGCCTAGTACGCTTAAAGCCTCTGAATCTAAATCAATAGAAATGCTTGTAGTACCATCAGTTAGGTCTAGGTCTTGTGCAGTGACCTGTGCATCTACATAAGCTTTGATGCTCTGTTGAGTTGCAAGGGCTGTAGCACTGTTGCCTGACATATCATCTTGATCTAAGATGTCTGTAACTGTAACTGAACCTGTGCCTGATAAGCCGTCAAATTCTATAGTTCCATCAACATCTATGTTGCCGCCAACTGTAAGGCTATCAATGTATGCGTCTTTAAAGCGTAAAGAAGTTGTACCCAAATCTATATCACTATCAGTAACAGGAACAATAGCACCGTCTTGGATGCGTACCTGTTCTACGGCACTGCTACTTACTTCTACAAAGAAGCCCCAACGGTTATTAGTGCTATCGACTACAATTTTATTTAAAAAATCTTGGTCGCCAATAATCTCAATGTTGCCGCCTTCTCCTGCGCCACCATCGTGTTGGTGTCCTGTAGTACCGCTACTTGCATATGCAAAAGCTGAAAGTAGTTGATTGTATTCGGTATTAAAGAGCGCGGCTGTTATTGTATCGCCATCAGCAAAAGTGCTTTGTCTAGTATAACTTGTACCTGCCATTGTTTATCTCCGTGTTGATGGCATATAATCAATATACATACCGTTTACTGAAAAAGGGGGATTTTTATCGTCTGTTCTTAATCTAAAGCTTACTGAGTATCCACCGCCCTGTACAGCTTGACGCACTAAAGGATCATTAGATGCTCCAAAAACAGTGCTATTAAATGTTGATGTTCCAAAAATTGCGGGCGTAGGAACCGCTGAAAATATATAATCTAACGGTTGTGGTATTCCATCATTTTCGTAATCATATCTTACTCTTAGTACAGGCTGAGCTATTCCTTCGGGACTAAATGAAATTTTAACATAACGCATATTTTTGCGAGTTCCAAAGTCTCCAAAATCATAACTAGGTGTTTTATATGTTGCTCGTATATTAGCTTCTGTGTTTAAATGTAAAAAATGATTTCCTGTATCGTGAGTATAAACATACCCTTCGCTGTCTCCATGAAATGTTTTTTCTGTTCCATCTGAACTAAATCCAGAAGTAATTGCTCTTGCTTGGATTCCTATTGTTTCTGACCATGCAAATCCTTCAGAAGTTAAAGAGCCTATAATACCTTTTGAACTACTAGCGGCTTGAGTTAACGTAGTATAAAAAATTCTGTACTGAGACTTTTGACGCAATACAACACTATCTACAATTAAATTTGAAATGTCTACTGCTACTGCTTCTACAATGTTTTGTATTTGTCGGCTAACTGAACCTAACTCAACGTCACCAATACGCGCTGTACCTGCAATAGTTCTTACACCATCAGGACTTAAAAATACTAAGTCACCTGCAATTTCTTGAATAGAGTGATTATCTAAACAACCTACGTTTTTAGTTACAGGTTGAACTGCAATATTACTAGAATCATTTATATTTACAAGCTTATAAATACTGTTTTTACAAAATATTACAAGATCAGAACGGAAACCGCGTATGCCTATTACTTTATCATCTAGTTTTATACTGCCTGAACCACTGCTAGAAAAACTATCAATAGCGTCTGTGCCACTGTAGTAGATAGTATTAGGATTATTTATGTCTCCTGCAACTACTAAGTGTCTGTCGTGTACTGTGCAAGTTGTAGGAAATACAGAACCTGATACTGTAATTTCTGCGGCAAAATATGTTCTGTTGCTTAGTGCGCCAGTGCCTGTCATTTTAAAATAAAAAGGCTTTGTAGCTGAAGACTCGTCAGTAATGACTACTTCGCCATAAGTAGTGTCTCCTTCGTAAAGTGCAAAATTACATTGGTTTTGAGTCGTTCTTGCTAGTGTTGAGCGTCCGTTAAAAGTCGAATAATTATCTCCTCCTCCTGCGACATTTGCTTTGTTTATCTGTAGCCACGTACTTCCATCTAGTGTAAAGTAAATGTTTGTTCCTGAACAAGCTATTAAGCCATCAGCATATACAAACAAACCCAGTATAGGGTTATCACTATTGGGGTTGCTGTTTCCAAATCTTACAAAGCCATTGATTCTACGGTATCCACCGTCAGCGTCAACTTCAAAGTTTTCTAAGTCTGTAGCTAATCCCGGCTGAGCAAGCATTTCAAACTGATTTAAATTAGTATTTAAACCGCCTCTGCACGACAAACCAAAAGGTTGAGAACCTGCCATGTTATACGAATCTCACTCTATCATCTTTCATATAAATTGGCGTAGGCCCCATTAAGACAAGCTTCATATTTTTTAAACCTTTTTTATAGTCATCGTTTGAAAAAGCGGCGGCTTGAGCATTGTCTTTAAACTGATGTACGTAATAACGCGCTCTATTTAAAAGCACAGAAGAATACGAATCAGGAAATGCTAAAGTATCTGAGTGTGCTGAAAGGGCTGTTGGTTGTACATAAGCGTAAAACCAAATTCTATACACTTTGTCTGGTATAGCACTAAGCCCAAACTTTCTATTGTCTGGGCTTTTGATTACACGTTTTGGTGTTCCATACTGTTGAGTATCTGAATCATCTAAATTTTCACTTACTCTATAAAAATCTTTCCATTCTTCTATTGTTGTAAATTTTAAATTACAACTTTCATAAGGAGCCGTTTCTCCTGAAACGCCCACGGTTGTCATATAGAAATTATCCCAATCTATATAACTATAATCTGTAGTAATAGATGAACTGGCGGGTTTTAACTCATACCAACGAGTACCTGCAACTGTTTCAACATAAGTATTCCCGTACATTGGGTCTGTTTCACCGCTTTCTGCTAAAGATAAAAAAGGCCATTGCGGTTCTTCGTTAACAATATCAAAGTATGCTCTATTAATAACATCTTTTACATGCGTCTGTATTCCTACTGAACTAGAAAATGAAGCAGTTGTAAGTTCAACTTCATTTATTTCGCGTAGGATTTCATTAGCTAAAGTTAGAAAAGTTGTTGCCATAGTCTGTTACGCCTTTGTTTCTGTTTTAGTATCGGGCTTATTAAAAATTCTGTCCCAGTTATCTTCATACTTTTTTTTGTTTTCAGGCTTATACCAACTTCCGGTATCTCCTAGTATCTTTCCTCTTTTTTTGCCTTTAATCATAACAGGCTTTTCGTTACTTCCTACTATTGGCATATTGTCCTCTCAAAGATCAGAGGGGCTTTTACACCCCTCGTCTCTAATTACTTACTTAGTCGATACCATAGAAAGCAGATACTAATGCTTCTGGGCGTAAAACTTTAGCGCCATATACATGCAAACCACGGCAGATGTCACCAAAGCTATCTGGGTCACGTAGGACTTCAGTGCTTGTGATAGTCTGTGCAGTTGCAGTGGAGCTAAT